GAGCATTCTTTGCGATTGTTAACGGAATCACCCGATAGTTGGTTCTACGACTTTACCCATAACGCAGGGTGGAGCCGCAGGCCATGTGCGTTGTTCCCGTTCCAGTTAAGGACCGGTACAACCTGGATTACAGACTTCACGCTATTACGGCGTGTTATCGTGCCAGAACGAGCGCACACCAAGTGTAACAGCTGCTCAACAGTCATAAATTTATGGCTATTAGAGTGCTCTTTACTTGCTAAAGCTATCATATACGTAAGCCGCTGATGCCCTTTATAGGCAATAGCAACCGGGTATTCTGACAGGCAGAACATAGATTGTATTTCCTTGTTCTCGTCCCGAAGGAGACCCTTAGCCAGACAATGTTTCTTTTCTTCATTACTGAGGAATGGGCGTAAGCCCAGGCTGTTCATGTAGGAAAGAGGTACTCGGAGACCCGAATCGTGAGTCGCAGTTATCGGAAGATAACGGCGGTAGCGACGTGGGATGAGCGATATTAAAAACTCATACATCCGGTAATACCCTGGAGTTGTACGGAAATCCATTACCAGGTCTGCAATTGAATTGCAAACGAAATAAAGGTCTTCGTAACTCTGAACTTGTCTCTTGAGGTAAAACGTTCTAACGTTGTTCCCCCGAAAGTAGTCGCTACCACAGGATTCTTTAAAGTATCCAGACAAGAAAGATTTCTCGTTGTTTACTTGGAACCCAGCCCAATTAAGAGCAGTGATAACGGCTGATGCTGCGCTTCGTCGTACAATAATATCATCGCCGTAAACGGCAATGTCTTTGTACTGACAGGGCGCATTTGATACTTTGGCTGCGGCTTTCGCAACAGCCCAGAATATCAAGCTTTCGAGCGGAAAGGTATACCCATTTCCCATAGCGGAAAACTTCTCGTAAAAGAGAGTTTCGCCATCAAGCGTCCCCGTCTCATGACGGAGATCACTTAAAAAGGAGTACCATTCAGAGGGCAACAAAAGCTTCACTATCCCAATAGAGATAGTGTCGCTAGCTGAGGCAAGATCTATAGTTGAAAACTGTGAATCGTTTTCAACACCATTCACATAAGCATAGCGAGAGCCTTCATAGGCTAGACGCTGGTTACGTGACTGGTCTGTCAGATCTACTCCAAATTGCTTCAATCGATTTTCAATATAGGTTTTTACACCTAGTTGAAGAAAGACATTTAATGAAGCACCTACCGCGATCGGACGATCGGTTCGAGCGTCCTTTGGAACAAATGTAATCTTATCGCTATGTACCAACGTCACGCAGTCATGGAAGAGCATAAGCTCTTTTTGATACTGCGGCGCGTCGATCGGAGGTAACTCCGACCGAACTCCAGTGGACTCGAGATAATCGACCCACTGAGGATTGGAGGATATAGCAGCGTAAGCATAGAATGAAGCACTCGGCGTCACAGAATAAGGGAGGTCAGCGTACTTATAGTACTCTGTCACCCGGTTACCGTGTGAAGTGAGAGTGGCCCCGGGGCCGTGACTACCATGAGTTATGATTTTCATCAGTAACTCTGTAGTTAGGTCTTCTAAGACGGCTTGAATTAACAAGCGAGCCTCTTGAACCCACGTTGGAAGATCGCCCAGAAGGGTTTCTTTTAATCGCTGATTTGTAACTTTACACGACTGCTCAGCAGCCATTAATTTCTCAATGGCGACTGAGCGTGTATCGTGCTGGTACTCTGCAACGGTAAAAGGGAACTTCTTCAGGAACGTCACGACTTGCCTTTCGGCGCGAAAACGCGCGAGACTGATGTCCCCCGCATACTTCGTAAGGCGAGAGTCCCAGTCGTTCACTAGGCTGAGATAATCTACAACGCTTCTCCGTTTTGCAACGGATAGGGCGCGGCAGAGGTCATCCCAATCTAGTGTCAAGGCACTGCCCTCTATGAAGGCAGATATTGCCATCCAGTGGATCGCTTTCGCGTCCAGCCTAGACTTGTAGCCAGATTTCTCTTGACTACGGGCAAGGTAGTAATTTCGCATGAAATTAGCTCCATTTCGTTGATTAAGAAATACTCAAACCTAATATATAATATATTAGGGTAACGATACGATCTAAAAGATAGTACACGTCCATGGGTAATCCTTAGTGGAAGTCGATCTGACCTGTTAAGTAAAGACTTTTCAGGAAGATAGGATCTTCTAGTAAACCGACAGCACGAGCGGAGAGTTCTTGGAACTCTTCAAACGTTGCACCGACCGGAACAGAAGCAAGAGGTTCAAGCTTCATGTCACGAGCGACGGTTGTATCAACGAGGGGCGTAGCTACCTTAATAGTGCGAACGACGTTTAAGGAAGTACGACGATTTCCGTATGTATCTCGGCTTTGCTTCGGAGAAGCAGAAGTCAAAATGATTTGATCTTTAATCAAGTCAGAGTGGGCGTCACCAATATAGGTGGCGCGGTTACCCTCGACACGGAAAAGCGAATACTCCACTGGGGAACCAGCTGCATTCTTAGTTGTTAATGACATAGGATTTCTCCAATTTATAATAGATTAGGATTAACTCAGATGTGACAATTAAGCTACATCCAACGTCGCAGCATTGCGACGGAGTCAATAAGTTTATTTTGATCAAAATTAAGATCAAAGGTTAAAAAGGTTCGCCCGACTTCCGGAACTCTGTCCCGTCGTGTGAGTAATACTGAAGAATTCAGTACTTTTGTCTCACCGTTAGGAGGAGTCACGGTTATCTTTAGAAGAGCGATATCACTCGCTCTTCGGGAGGCCCAGGATGCTAAGCTTTCATAGATGGGATTTGGGTTTAACGTGTGCAATGCACCGCTAACATCCACAAACCAACCCGCCACAAACGAATATGGGACTAAGTCCCATGCCGTTACAGCGACGTTAAAAAGGCCTAGCTTGTGAGCTGAATTTAAATTCATGCTCGCATGTCCGATCACGCCCGCCCTCACTTTGTGAGTATAGTGCGAATCGAACTCCACTTTGTAATGAAAACCTGAATCCTCAAGATCTAACGATCCTGAGCGACTACCTTCGTCATTAGAACCGCCTCGAAAGGTTTTTCTAGTGTCAAGGTTTTTGCCGCCATTTAAATATTTGATGACGCCGTTGGCGTCATAAATAAGTGGGCGCCAAGCATACCGCACTTCCATCCAAGCATCTAAAAAATAGTTGCTGATAGAAACGGGTCCTACTTTCTTATCTGCAAGGTAACGCTTCCAAGTCTTTGGAGCGATCTTGTAGAACTTCCCAGTTTTAATGGCTTTTTGAATCGAAGAGATTCGCAGGCCAAGAGAAACGAAGGACATGAGAGTAGATTTGGCTTCCGCAGCTGCAGTGAGCAGCTCAATGTCGGCAGAATCCTGATTCGCAAACGCATTATTAACTGCAGTTTGATAATCAGGAAGGCTATCATTACCTCCTATCGCTTCTAAGATCTGTTGCCAGACCTTAGGAGTCACCCCAGTAGCAAACTCAGTTGTAGCGGCAAGATCGCCGAAAAACTGATGCTGTACAGACAATTGCGTACGTCCCTTTCCAGGGAACGTTGCGTTTGTCTGAGTGCCTGAATTTGAGACCCATTGACTGGGCCCAGATCCGGGGTTATAAGCGGCAGTGCCGTCTATAACGTTAGACATATAAGGGTTATTGATGATGACCCCTTTCCTACGTAAAGCAGCGAAACCCTTGGTAACCACATCGTGGATTACTTTAGAAGTATCGCGAACAACGAACTCGGCATATACATGACCGAAGTCGAGGCTTCCGAAGTATTGTTCGTTAATCGACGCTTGAACAGCGCGGATACGTTCAATACAAGTAGGTAAGGAGCCAGATAGGAATGACCAACTACCGTTGCGAAATTCGCAAAGGTCGGCTAATGTAACCGATTGCCCAAATGCAGCATACGTTGCTGATGGACCCGCGTTCACACGCACGTTCACAGCTTGGTAATGGCTAGCAGGCGAAATCGCCTGTTTAAGAGCAACAGTGGATATACCACCAGTGGTTCTGACTCGCATAACGTTCCTCACGGAGACGTTATATTATCGTTAACACTCACCTCTACTCGCCGTCTCCGGATATGAGCGGGAAGAGTGCACTAGACTGAGTCTAGATAGACGGGGCAC